TTTATATATTCCTCCATAGCTCAGTCGGTAGAGCGCATGACTGTTAATCATGATGTCACTGGTTCGAGCCCAGTTGGGGGAGCCAAAGTATAATCCCATTGGTAAGCCGTTATTGGCTTATTAATGGGATTTTATTTATTTTTAGTAAAAATAAAATGTATTAAAAAATTATAAAAAATATTATAAAATTAAATTCTATTACACCCCTTATTACACACTAAAATCAACCATAATAAAAGCCAACACCTGAATCAGATGTTGGCTTATTTTAGTTCACTATTCTTCTTCCAATGCTGCACATTCTGGACATACATACATAATATTTTTTTCATCCCTCCAGTCTAAATTCTGCCCACAAGCAATTTCTTCATATGGCTTATACGGCTTGAGTGTTCCTGAGCCGTCGTCACATTGTGTTACATTAATCGTTTTTTTCTTTCCTTTAATTCTCGAAAATTAATCATTTTCTTTCCACAGTTCGGACAATACGGACTTATTTTTTCCGGTTCAAAACCACAGTCTGAACAGTACAGATAGTAGCCATCTGAATTGATTGCCCATTCATACCTTGAATCTTTGTCTGACCACTTCTGCACAATGTTAATAGCTACACCTGGTTTGTTCATTTCTACGCTTTCACAAAATCCTTTTGACCATGTCTGTTCCTTTGCAAACGGGCAGCTACGGCAATGCTTATTAAATGATAGACACATTTCCTTTTTCTTCTTCAGATAGTTACTTGTAATGTCACAGTCAATTTTCATTCTTCTTATTTTCCTCCTTTATTTATTTCTTTTAATGCCCATATAATTTCTACTATTATATACGCATATGTCATCAGTTGAACACTCAATGGAATTTGAACATTATTTGCTTTCAATATTTCTAAAACTAACAGCCAAATAAACTCTATTATCATATTTCAACCTTCTTAATATTAATTATTTATTTGCTATCCTTGCACCACAGTTTTTACAAAATAGACTAGCTACTGAAGTGGTATAGCCACATCTTGAACATTCCATTAGACCATTTTTTGTTTTTTTCCAAATTGATAATCTTCCTTTCTTTCCTTGTGTTGAAGATATTTTTTCGGATATCCATATGTCAAATTTTTCTTTACAACTTTCGCATAATTTATAATGTTTGTATTTGCAATTTTCTAAAACTGCAATTTTTGTACATCTTTCATCATCAACAAACTTTTTGCATTTATTACATTCAACTAAATTCATAATTTACCTCTCATACGAAGATATTTTTTGTATCCTTGTTTCTTTCTCGCTATTCTACAATCTTTGCAAAAATTGTTTTCAATTCGTTCATAGAAACTGCAACCACAACGCTTACAATACTGAACCTCAATTCTTTTGAATGATGTACATTCATCACAATTAGACTCTCCCATTATGCAACCTTTAAGGTCAGACCAATAATAGCACATATCTTTTTGAAAAAACTGTTCAAATTCTTCATAATATGGTTTATTTTCTTCTATGTAAGAATTTAAAGTCATAAGCATACTCGATAATAAACTTCTAACTTCGCATTTTTCTTCAATACTAAAGTAGTTCTTATGTCTTAATTGTTTTACTGGCATATTATCAAAGAATTCACCCTCACCAATCATTCCCCTCACTTTATCTAAGTTTTCAGTTAGATAATTTCGATATACTTTTCCTCTAATAGCTTTAACCGACTTATCACTAAGCTGTTCCTGCATTTCTTCATAACTTTTACAGTCTTTAATCATATGACCTAAAAGCATATATTCTTCATCTGTCCATTGTATATGTTTATTTAAAGATATTGGTCTATCGCTTATCTTCAAATCTTGAATTCTTCTTCTAATTGCTCCTTCTGTTCTGTGCAAAGCTTTTGATAATTCTACAATAGTGTACTTTTTTCTTCTTAATAATATTCTAAGTTTATCATCATCTTTAGTAGTCCAAGGCTCCGTTGTAATTTTTTGATTTCTTCTGATGTCTTGTCTTCTTTTTATATCCACCCATTCCGGTTCTGGACCTAGACCATATTTTTCAAAATTTGAAAAATCTAAATAATATCTATTTTCGTAAGCCCAATCAAAAAATTCATTCACATCTATTCCTTCATAAGTGAATTTCTTGCTTCGCTTTACTTTGTGAATTTTTAGACCTCTATTCTTAATTGCACTAGTAGCCATATAGGAAGCACCTTTTCTAAACACTATTTCAAAAAGAGTGTTTTTAGGGATATAACAATCATTAGAATCAGTATATCTAGATAATCCTAGCCTGTTTTTCTTGATAAATACAGCAGTAACACTTCTATTAAGATTTTTTGCAATTTTCTCAATGGGCATATTTCCCCATTTTGAAGAAAGATACTCAATTTCTTTTTCAGTCCATCTGCGATTTCCAATAATTATAATCCTGACAAAGTTCTCATAACCAAATCTACATCCTTATTTTCAAGTTCTTGAATAATATGTAAATATGTTTTTTGGGTAGTAGTCATACTTGCATGGCCTAAGCGTCTTGCCACACTTGCTATCGATACACCAGCAAAAAGCAACAAAGAAGCATGTGTATGGCGAAGGCCATGTATAGAGATTACTGAAATTCCACAAGCCTTGCAATGTCTTGTAAGTACATCATTAACTGTAGAATTGTAAATTTTATCCGGACCAACAAAAATAGGCTTGTCCTCTGGTAGCCCTTTTACTAATTCAGAAAATTTAACAATAATCTGCCAGTCAATTTGAATTTTTCTTACAGATGATTTGTTCTTGGTTGGCAAGAAACCACCATCACCTTTATAATCCCAAGTCTTGCTGATTGAAAGGGTTTGTCTGGAAAAGTCAAAATCAGCCGGTGTTATTGCAAGAGCTTCAGAAAATCTCATACCTGTCTTTGCTACCAACAAAATAAACCAATCCCAATTAGGCTGTTCTCCAAGGTCTAAATCATCAAGCAATGAATGAAGTTCAAACTGGCTTAAGTATTTAATCTTCTTAGGTCTTGGTGCTTTACCTTTTATAACTGCTTTTCGTGTTGGGTCACGCTCGATAAATCCGTCATCAACTGCATCAAGAATGGCACCTTTAACCTGATGATGAAAGTCAATAGTAGTTTGTCTTTCGTGTTCTTTCGCATAATCGTTTAACAACTTTTGATAAACTGGTCTTGTTAGTTGCTTAATGGTTACATCAGGTATAAGTTTTTCAATCCATTTCAATGTCATACGATATTTTGACATTGTAGCTTCTCTGATTGCACCTTCTTTATATACCTCTATCCAAACTCTAAAGTAATCACAAAATTTGGAGTCCGCTGTTATGTCTTTTATATCCATTTTAATTTCCTCTCAATGCCTTATCAAATTTTCTATAATTAATAACATATGCAGGAGTTTCCCACCTGCTATAAGTTTCCTTAGTCAATGCGTTCTGATGATAGATTATTGCCGGAATACCAGCTAAACCAAATTGAACAAATGTCATATGTACGCACCTGCAGTCAATATCAGAACATTCGACCATCATATGTTCTGTATAATTGACTTTGTACTTATTCCATAATAAATCTGCTGTGGCTATAATCATTCCACCGGAACCACATGAAGGTTCACATACTGTTATGATGTCGTTATTCTCAACAATTTCTTTTGACAAATCCGTGTCTGCTACCATTCGTGAAATATGATAAGGTGTGAAGAATTGACCAGCTTTCTTGCTTGAAGTGTTAGACTTCATGTATAGTTCTCCAAGATGGTCATTAAACCCTATAGCTGGGTCTATTTGATTTGAAAGAATGAGAAATAGCATTGAAAATATCTCAGCAATAACTTTTCTTGAACCTTCATCATACTTTTTGATGATGTTCATATATTCTTTTTCTCTTTCTGCACTATAATTAATTTTGTTACTTATACTTATTGCAGAAATATGAAAGACATCAGAAAGTAAAGTCAGATTGTCACAAGGAAATTGGTGAGAGTCTATTAATTTAACAATGTCATCTGTTGTAGGAATCATTACTACACACCTCCGCTTTCCTTAACCTATTGATCTCATAAAAATTCGCTATATAAAAATCTATACAATCACAAGGATTATCTTTGCATTCTAAACCGTTACATCCTCGGCAGCAGGGAAGAGAGCGAGGCTGATGTTCACAATGCCTTAATAGTTCTTTCTTAGTCATCTTGCAACCTCTCTATATCATCTAAATTCACTATGATAAGTGATTTTGTTGTGTCTTCACCTTGAAGTTCCGCTTGATAAAACACTTGTTCTTTGTCATATGGCCTTTGTTTTTTAGTTTTTCGGATTGTTGCACCTAAAAAAATAAAAGCTTTATCCGGTGAAATGTCAGTTCTAGTTCCGGTGTATTTGACCTTATGGTTTAAGTTTGCAATAACATTATTAGGCTTCATCAGCTCTCAACTCCTTCAATTCCAACAATTTTAAGGACCTCTTCTATCTCTAATAATTGACTTACAGCAGTAGCAAGTAAACTATAATACTTGCTTCTGCTTATTTCTTTAGTATCTCTGATGTCATACTCAGACAGTAAATAGATATATTTTAGCTCTAATACTGAATATTCATCAGATGTTACATCCAAGTGATTAATTATCTTATATATAAGATTATTTGTTTCAGAAATTTGTTGTTCTAAATTCATAATCTTATCGTCAATATCTGCTAGTTTGTATGTAACGCTTGCAGCACCAGCAGAAATATTAGAGTTGACCACTCTCGGAGAATTATCAGAACCACCATAGGAAGGACTGTTCATTGACTCAATAATTATGCTTTTAGTTCTCTTAAGTTCTTTAATTCTCTTGACAAGCTTATTCTTTTTATTCATATAAGATTTCAGCTCGATTTCTCTTTCTATTGAATTCAATGTTTTCAGTCCTTCCTTTTTCTTATTTATAGTGATTTAAAATTTCCGCCACATCATCAATGTATGTGACCACTGCAACTACTGCTCCGGCTTGTCTAAGAGCTTCAATAGTTGTTTTTTGGATGTTGCTTAGCTTTCCGATAAACGGTCTTTTAACTTCAAAGCCAAAAAACTGACCTTTATAAACAAAGGAAATATCAGGTATTCCATTAGCTGAAGTATATGTTCCTTGGCTTTCCTTCCAAGCAAAGCCATAGCAAGGATAGTTTCGCTTAAGGAATGTCAATATAGACTTCTGATAGTAGGATTCAAGTGGCACATTATCTCTTATCCATTGCTTAGTTTCGTTAAGAGTACCATGCTTCAGGTATGCGTGTAATTCGCTTATAGTTTTAAATTCCTTAAATCCTTGTGCAGATATTGACATTATCAGCACTCCTCAAAGCCGTCATCATCAGCATTAACTGTAATCTTGTTATCTTTTTCTGATTCCATTAAGTTTGAAGCCTCAAGATCGGCTTCGTACAGTGCTAGTGCTAGTGGGTATCTCTGTAACACCGTATTGAGAGCGCTGTAGTATTCCTTAGGCTCTGAATATCCCATATGCCATCGAATAGCATAGCGTTCCGGTGGTGATAGCTTGATGTAGCTTTCAACCATCATGGCAGATTTTTCACCATGGCCATATGGAATTTTATCATCAACGGTAAAGTAAGGAACTTTCTCCCACTGACCACTACTTTCATTCTTAACATTTCTCATGCTTACAGAATAGAAGTTAGTCTTACATAAGTCATGAAGTAAGGCTACAATGACGATACTTTCTTCGCTTACACCACTTGATACTAGTTCTTGGCCAATCAGCTTATCATCAAGCTTACTAGCAAGTCGGTCATATACATTAAGACTATGTTGTAGTAAACCACCTTCAACTGACAGATGAAATCTTGTACTTGCAGGTGCAGTATAGAAGTCTGATGTCTTGATGTAGTTCATCAACTTATCAACGCCAGGTCTATTAACCTTAGCCATTAATTGTTCGAATCTTGCAATGTTATTTTTTGTATTCATAATTCTTAGTCCTTTCTAAAATTACTTTATCAATTTCGTTTTCTTCTTCTCTTTCAAATGGTAATCCTAAATAGTCGATTACAATTCGGTCGAGATGTTCATAAAATAACTCGTCATCGTCATGCTCTGTTGATAACTTACCAATCTCATTAATTACTAATGATAGTCTGTGCTTGCCGAACTGGAAGTGTTCATTAAGCACATGACACACCAACTTTAGCAGTCTTCTTGTGACTTGAGCCATTTTCTTCTCAATAACTTCATCCGTCATTTTATCAATTTCGGCTAAAGCTCTCTTCTGCTGGTTCTTACTTAGAACCGATACTCTTGCTTTCATTTTTATACACTCCTGATTAATTAAATGGTTGTTGTTCTGAACTTATTTGTTCAGCAATTTCTTCTTCATCTGTTAGTGGGTCCAATTCGTTCGATACTTTATTGATATAAAACTCAACAAATCTAACACTTCTGTTCTCAAACCAAGAAGTCCGAGAATAAGTTATCTTGCCATTTTTCTCTCTTGTAACATTGATAAGTTCTTCATCAGCCAAGTATCTTAATGTTTTTCGTGGTGAATATCCTGCTTTCGTAAGTGCTTGATTGAACATAGACGGCAGTATGTAACAGATGCCATTATCAATCTTGCCAAGGCAAGTACCTATAACATTCGTTCCAAAACAGTCTCTATTAGATATAATCCAGTCAATTATGAACTGCTTAGCTGCTTCATTAACATCAACAGAACCTGATGTCATCTGTTCATTTATTATGTTATAAGCCATTTCATAAGCTTTAACGAATGAGTCTTCCAATAACTCATCAGATTTATTAAATATCCACGAATCAATTAGATAGTCGGCAATAGCTATCAATGCTATGTCTGATAAATGAGCACCATTGCAGCTATCAAATTCGCTTAATTCTTCTTGCATATAGTTAAATTTATTTTTTAGTTCCTTTAAATCCAATTTAACAAGTTTTTGCATGAAATATGGCCCTGCAACGCCGTGATATTCAACAGTATCTTTGTGCATTTTTGAAGCTTCAATTTCGTTCTCAAATGGACCACCATAAATTTCAACTGTTCTTGTTGATACACCACTTTGAGTAGTGTCCAGAGAAATTGGTTCTTCACCGGTCATCATTGCTATCGTCTTCCATTTGCTGACTTGTTGAAGCCCACCGGTCTTGCTACCTCTACCTTTGCCAATTTCTGAACTAAGCATATAAATAAATTTTTCAAGCAAGTTTTGATTATTGCTACCGGCAAGCTGCCGTTCATCAATACCAAGAGGTAAGTCGCAGAAGAACTCAGCCATATGTTCCAATGCTACTTGAGTTATGTTGAAGTTTACCATTAATCTTTCTGGATTTCCCCAAACGGATAATGCTGACTTAAGTGCTGCCGTCTTGCCACCTTTGGAGTTGCCCCAATTATAAACAGTAAAAGTTCTTTGCTTTAATAATCTTAAAAGTGGTGTAGCAAATGCCGTAGCTAAGATGAACCTAAACTTATATCTATCCCTATATAGACTAACCATATCAATCCATTCTTCAAGCGTTCCGCTTTGCTCAAAGGCATCAGCCCAAGTTTGCAGCTGCGGGTCAACATCCAAAACATATTCACTATCCATAGCACCGGGTAAGAACTGATTTTCGTCCTGCCACCCAAAAGTAGATGTCGTAGAACATTTAGTGATGATGTCCATGTTACAAGCTTCAAGTGCTGAAAGAAATGCAACAACCTTCTTCGCATTTTCCGATGTGACAGTGCAACCTAAATCAGACAGAACAGTTATGTTCTTGGACTGAAATATTGTAGAACGGTTAAAAATAGCAGTATGCCATTTTCTGTCTCTTTTGAATGCGATTTCAATTTTTTCTGAATAACTTTTCAAACTTTGAAGTCTTCTAGTAATCAGAATTGGTGTTCTACAGATTAAGTTCGGCATGTTATCTTTATAATTGAATATTCCTTCATCAGAATATTTAAAGCCTTCAGGCTGCCTTAACTGAATTGGTGCATCATCAATTACTGTTGGAATTGTTGATTTAACATTATATATATCTACTTTAATGGCATTAGAAATAGCTTGATGTATCTGTTGATTAGCAATATCTTTACCATTCTTAAGGTATAATTCGGAAGGGTCCTTAACCCCAAATTGACTGCAACTGAATGAATAGACTTCGCCGTCAAAGTTGCCTTCACGGAGTTTATTACACATTTGGCTGTAGAAGGTGTCACCACCTTGGTCTGGTTCAACATGGATATATAATTTAAGCCCACCTAGTTTTTTGCAAAATTCTGTTTTGAATAAATTTGCACCAGGAATGCCTATAGCAGCAAATCTAAGATACCATAATGTCTGAGTATCTGACTCGCCCTCAACCAGTACTGCATATCCTGCCTTCTCTAACTGAGGCAACCTCCATTCTCCATACATTCCTATTTTGCCGGCAGAACCATACTTCCAGCGGAATTCTTTGTTAGCGTATCTCTTACGATAAGTAACTTCGTTACCATTGCTATCGTAATAAGGTTCCTTAAGATATGTAGTCCCGGTTCTTCTATCTTTTTCTGTCGTTAGTCTGCAATTATCGACAAGCCAATCAGCAGGAATTTTCTTCTGCAAAGAATATTCCTCTAATGTGAATGGCTTAGGTCCTTTATTCTCACTGTTATCTTTTTTTGCTTCCTTTTTGTCGTCTTGATGTTCAAGTTGTATGTTGTGTTCTTCGCATATAGCTTTAAAGGCATCAGATGTACTAAGCTTGTTCATCTCAGCGTAGAAGTTAATGAAGTTACCACTTTCACCACAAGCGAAGCAATTATATTTTCCTGACTTAAGGTCAACAGAAAAACTTGCATTCTTATCGTCGTGAAAAGGGCAGAGGCAAGTCATTCTGTTACCTAAAATCTTAGGCTTTTCAACATACTTTCGATATTCATTTTCATAATCTATATATCTATCAATATCTATATTATTAGGAAGCATTATTACACCACTTTTCCGTCACGCAGTAGAATTAACTACTGCGTGATTTCTCTCTTTCTTTTTTAAAAATTAGGCAAAAGGATTGCCTGAACTGTTGCTATCAATATTATCGAATTCTACATATCTATCAATTTCATTCTGAACTGATGATGTAGGTGTTGTTGGAATTGGAGCCTTAGCTTGAACTGGTGGAGCCTGAACTGGTGTAGGTAGTTGTTCTTTGATTGGTTCATTAACTGCAGCAGGTTCTTCTGAATATTGCATTTTGTCATCAGCAACAATGCTCTCTGACCGAGCGATACTTTTAACTGACTCTTTAACTGCATGAATTTTCTCTTTTTCCTCTTTGTTAAGAGGGCCAAGATTTTCGAACACAGTCTTGCTATACTTAATTCCACCTTTATTACTATCAGTTTTAAGTGTAATCTTAGTAACGATGTCTGATGCCTTATATCCTTTTAGCAAAACTTTTTTGCCGAGATAATTTCTAAAGGAATTAAGCGAAGTGGGCGGAAGGTTAAGCAATAACGGAATTGGATTGCCATTTCTCATAATGTAGCAACGGTGAACATTCTTACAAGCTTTACCACCATTCTGAGTTGAACCATACTGATTCAGTGGACAAGTAGCACAGTTAATTACTTCGCCAGTCTTGCGATTAATGCCGGTCTTACCGTCCATAGATGAGCAAAGAGGGTCTTCGATAGCACCACTGTATTCGTTTTCCCAATAAGCATTTGCTGCATGGTGATAGACGATAACGCCGGTTATTTCATTAACACTCTCAGTATCGTCACCATCTTCTGTCGGGATTTCAAATGTTTTAGCACCACCACTTGGAATTTTAACTCTATCAAATGGAATGGTGCCTAGACCATCAAGTTCTTCTGCTATGTCTTCAGAAGATAATGTCTGACCCATTGGCATAATTTTGAATTTGTCTGCGACAGATAATGCTGTTGTTTCTGATTTCTTTGTTGTTGCCATAATTTATTCTCCTTATTTATTAAAATTCTTCTGCTTCTTCAAGTTCAAAACCACTTTCAGTTTCTAACTCTTCAGCAGAATTTTCGTTTTTGATATTGTCATTAACCTCTTCATCGGCATCTTCAACTTCTTCTGCTTCAGCAAAAAGAGAAGGATTTTCGCTTTCAAGTTCGTAAAAATCCATAATTGCTTTCTTGCTGAATGTTGAAAGTATTACTGCATCTCGAATCAAATCTTCTGATGAAGAAAAAATTGAAGATAAAGCATTAACTACATCAGCAGCTTTGCTATCGTCCTCTGGCAGAATATTCAAGAATTTTGCCATATCTGTTTTTAGTGACTTGAACTTGCCACTAGTAATTGCAAACTTCTCACTTAGAATGCCATAAGCTTCGTGTTTACTTCGAATGATTACATCATCAGAAATGCAGTAATCAACTGCATTTCCAATTAACTCACTAATGTCATAGTCAAGCTTAGCTTCATTCTTTAGCCTTAAATCAATCTTTAATTGTTGTTCCATATTTTGGTCTCCTTTACTTATTAAATTCTTCTACCGAAAATAGAAGCTTAAATTTACTTCCATCACTAGCTAGTGATGATGCTTCTTTTATGTACTTCTCAGCAAATGCTGAAATATGAATTGCAGAAATGATTAAGTCTCTTGCCACTGATGACATCATTGACATAGAACCTAAGATTTCTTCAATGTTTTCTTCCCTTACAATGCTCTGCCAACATTCAGCTTTTTCTTCCTGCAAAGAGTTGAAACTATCTGATAAGTAAGATAGCTCTTTAGCGATTACTCCATAAGCTTCAATTTCAGAGTTAAAAGGTTCCTTGTCATCTGCTGTAATATCTTGAATTTCTTTCTCAACCAAGAAATTCACACTCTGTCTATCAACCATTATTTCTTAACCACTCTTTCTTTTCTTTTACCAATGCCAATCTTTTCATAAGTATCAATGACTTCATCTAATGCCTCCGGTAATGTACCTTGCTCGCTTACTATTGCTGATAATGTACTTTGTAGAGTCCTAGCATTAACAGTTTCGACGATAATGTCACCTAAGCCATTTTCTCTAAGTACATCATAGAAAACAAGTCCTGCATCAGCTAAGCTTTCCTCAGACTTCTTAGTGTAGCAAGTCTTTGTTTGAAGACTGTATTTGAAGCCGTTTCTACTAATAGTAGTACACTCTTCATCAATCATCATATTTGAAATCTTGCGTTCAAGAATTTCAATCTTCTCATTATTCTCTTTTGTTTCTTCTTTCAAAGAGTCCTTCTTATCAAGAAGTTCTTTGTACTCATCAACTAGAATAAATAAGTTTTTTTGTTCTTCCATGTTTTTGTCTCCTTTTAGTCAAAATATATTTTCCAATCATCAACGATTGTTTTTGCTAAGTCTTCTTTTTTGTGAAGTGCCTTCATAATAAGTTCGTCAACTGTTCTTTTTGTTGTCAAATGAATGTAGGTACAAGTGTTTCTTTGCCCAATACGGTGTATTCTTGCTAAGCTCTGACTATAAGCAGCATAATTGAAGTTTACTGAGTAATACACGCAAGTATCTGCTGCTGTAAGTGTGATGCCAAGCCCGGCAGTATCAATCTGTGCGAGGAAAACTTTTGTTTCTTCATTCTCCTGGAAATCTTTAACTATTTCACCTCTATCAGATAACTTAATGTCACCGTATATAACACCATATTTAAGTTTCTTCTTATCTAACAACTTTTGTATTAAATCAAGTTCAGCTCTGAACCTAGCAAAGATAACCAACTTCTTTCCACTATCAATAACATAGTCATCAACAATGTCTTCAAGTGCATTGATTTTGCCGGAACCAATTTGCTGAGGCTTTTCCTCTCCATCGGCAATAACAAAGCCACCGGTAAATTGTTGTAGTCTTAGTAACTTAGTTAATACCGTACTTGCTGAGATAGTTTCACCATTAGCAAGTTCTGTCGCTGATTCTTTCTTGAGAGTGTTATATAGCTTTTTTTCACTTGGCGTTAAAGTGATGTACCTTGTCTCAAATGTCTGTTCAGGCAAATCTAATGCTTCTTTCTTTGTCACGCGATAGGCGATAGAGTGCTCTTTTTTAATTAATAAGTCAAGGTCTTTATAGTTGACTATCTGCCTTCTGTTGAAGCCACCCATAACACAGAAACGATTCCTAAACTTATAGAAGTTGCTGCCAAATACAGTTGGGTCAAGAAATCTGTACTGGCTATACAAGTCAACTGCATTATTCTGAACCGGTGTACCTGACAAGATTAGTTTGTATCTAGCTAAGTCACCAAGTTGGTGCATCGCCTTGCTTTGTTGAGCATCATGAGTTTTAATTCTCTGACTTTCATCGCAAATAATCATATCTGCGTTAAATTCAACCAACCTGTCAAAAATATCGTCACGCCATACGCTCTCATAGTTAATTACTGCTACTTTGAGTGCCTCGCAAGGAAAACTTTCCAATTCTTTGAGTTGCTTAAGCCTTTGTGACTTAGTTCCTAACATTATCTTTTCCAAATGTGGAAAATCGGCAAACTTTCCGAAGTCCTCTGGCCACACCGAACATACAGATGTTGGAGCAACTACAAGTAACTTATTAATCTTGCGTTCAGCGTATAAGGTTCCGGCTACTGCAATAGCAGTTAATGTTTTTCCACAACCCATTTCAAACAAGAAGCCAAAACCTCTACGCAATGTAAAGTTGATTAATGCCATGTTGTAGCCTCTGACCTGGTGCTGGAATAGGTTCGCTTTAACTGGTGGTTGAACAATCGGCGTTACATTTTCCTTAATTCTCATATCATCTACAGCAGTCTGAACTTTCATAAGTTCGTCTTTGTAAGCCGAAATTCTTGGCGGTAACTTTACCAATGTTGAAAGCTTGTCAAGTAGTTCTATCTCACAAGGAGCTTCTAAGGTCTTAGTCGCCTTTTTCCATACCATCTTATTCCATGACTTGATGACTGCAAATTGTTCAGATGTAATGTCTTTGATGATGAGCATATTATCATCAGTCTTTTTCATCTTCATCTTAAATACAAATGCCTCCAATACTGAAATAAGTTGAATGGCTTTATTCTAAGACTTCTACATAGCCTTCTGTAATCTTTGTAGTCTTTAAGTAGCTTACTCATCTAACTGCTCCTTGCCTGAATGGCTTTCCAGATAGTCATTCATCTTGATGCAGTCTTCACAGAAATATGCTTGGGTTCCATCAGGCAAAGTATAGATAACATCAGAACTTGCCGGTTTACCACAGCAGTCACACTTAGTATCTGTGAAGATACTTGCTTCGGAATAAAATTCATCATGATGGTCGGCTAACCACTTCACTGAGTTAATCTTGTTCTTCTTCATCTTGTCGATAAGAGAGATTGTAAGACCGTTCTGAGAACGGAATTTGTAAATGTCTTCTTTACTTAGATTGAATTTTTCTGACAGTTCTCTGTTTGAACAACCTTTGAAACAAAGTCTTACGATTTGTCTTTGCTTAGGTAGTGATATTGATAATTTCATTGCTTTATCCTTTCTAGTGTGCTATAATAAAAATAAATTCGATTAATTAAAACTTCTTAAGAAAACCACTGAGGGCACCTAACCTTGGTGGTTTTCTTATTTTTTTAACAATTTATTACCTCCCTAAATATATAATGATAAAAAAGATTTTTTTTAACTACTACTTATCCTTAAAACTGTTATAAAAGTTGGTATTAGTAATATCATCAGTTCGCCACCATATCCAACATCAATTCTTGATGAATTAGCGATTAAGTGGCAAATGTCAAAAATAACTAGCACAACAAGTGCAGTTATTATAGTGACCATTCTTTTTCTATTCTTCACTGGACTCACCTCTGACGAATCTTAAAAAGCCAGCCTTAGGAAACTTGTATCGTTTCCCAATCTGCACAATCGGAAAGCCTAAAGATTGTGGTGCAGTCCTTGCTTGAACTGCTATCTGATGACCGGTTACACCGAAGAACTGACCAACTTCTGCCGGTGTTAAGAATTCACGGTCTAAGTTTTCGATTTCCTTAATACTCATCATTTAATCACTCTCCTTAATAATTAATTGCCGGTAACACTTCACTAGTGACCCATCTCTTAAATTTCTTTGCAGTGGGGTAGCTTACTTGATAAGATAAGACTGTAAAGACCGGATTCATTGATAACAGTTATATTAGGATTACCTCGATTAGCGTCGTGATTTACGACGGTATTCTTATCTTCATCATCAACATGTCTTGATAATGCATCTCTAGTGTTGCTATAACCTAAAACAATAGCCACATCTTTACCAACAAAATATGGTTGATTATTGATTTGCAGAGTTCTGATTTTCCCAAATTCAGAATTTTCAAAAATTTGTATGTTATTGTCCATACATTATCACCTCTCAAATTGCACTCCTGATTACGGTTAAACCGTATTAATTGACTAAAAAAATAAGGTCTTTATATTCAACACCATATACTCTTTCAATCATTTTTAAAATCGGAATATTGGGATAAGATTTACCAACTTCGTAGTTAGCAAGCGTATCTACACTAATTCCGATCTTTTTTGCTGCTTCAGCTTGAGTTAAATTTTTAGCCACTCTAGCCGTCTTTAATGTCATTGCCATTGATGACCACCTCCTTTATTTCGGATTATACTACGGTTAAACCGTACTGTCAATGGTTTATCCGTATTTTTTTCAATATTTTATTGATTTTTTTACGGTTTTGTAGTATAATCAAATTAAAATAAAAGGAGGCTAAAAAATGAACAATCTTGGTAATAAGGATGTAATGGCTAAAAACATTAAATATTATATGAGTTTACATAATGAAACTAGAAAATATTTAAGTGAACTAATGAATGTTCCTTATACAACCTTTTGTGATTGGGTTAATGCAAGAACTTATCCGAGAATTGATAAAATAGAAGCTCTGGCTAATCATTGGAAAATACAAAAGGCTGATTTGGTAGAACCACCGATAGAAAAGAAAAATAAATTTAAAATTCCAGTCTTAGGAATTGTACGAGCTGGCTATCCTATTGAAGCAGAGGAAAATATTCTTGATTATGAAGAAATATCCGAAAATATGTCTAGACAAGGTGATTTTTTTGCTTTAAAAGTTAAGGGCGATTCAATGGAACCAAAATTTTCTGAGGGCGATATAGTTATTGTTAGAAAACAGTCTGATATTGATAATGGAGATATTGCTATTATGCTAATTAACGGAAATGATGCAACAATTAAAAAAATACAAAAGTCTCCTAATGGTATCAGCTTAATTCCTTTAAATACTACATCTTATGATGTAATGTTTTATACAAATCAAGAAATTGAAGAACTTCCAGTAACTTGCTTAGGCAAGGTTGTTGAATTGAGGGCTAAATTTTAGTGAAAATATAATATTTAATATATAAGGAGTTAAAAATGAAAAAATTAATGAGTGTTATAATCGTTTGTTGCATACTGCTTTTTGCGGGATGCAATGGACAAATAGGTAGCCAACCAGAGAAAGTTTCTGACGGTGCATATAATGCAGGTAAGAAAGCATTAAAAATAGCAGACAACTTTTTAAATATGAGTATCTCAACAGAAGACGCCTATAAGCAATTAGAGGATATATCTAATAGAATGTCAGAAGAAAAAGAGTATGATTCATTCGTTGCTTTTGACATTGACAATATAAAAGACTATGTTGATGATTTTAATGACTCATATTTATCTGACGACTCAACTACTAAGACTAGAAAATTGCAAGTGGCAAGAAATGAACTAGCCTCTGAATTGAACGAAGAAATGAAAGATTATGATAATGGTGAACCAGAAGAAGTTAAATTAAGTGAATTGATTTCAAATATATCTGATTATGATTACAAGTATGTTAAAACAACTTTACAAGTTGATGAAATAAGTGATAATAGAAGTATTACTTGTGGACAAGGTGATATGAATGTTAATTACTATTGTAACGATACATCAGGATTTGTTGAAGGAGATAAAGTCACTGTTACAGCTATGTGTGTAGATATGTCAACAAGTGATGAAGTATGGCTTTATCAGACTAAGCAAAAACCGGAAATTTTGAGTACTGATGAATCTTTATATGGTATAAAATAAATAATATAATTAAACAAAAGAAAAAACCCACTTGGCCGCCACCAAGTGAGCTTTGGATCAGTTTGCAAATTTATCAGGAGTGCAATACTGATGTGATTACTTCACAAGATTATTGTATCACATCCCTGCACTCTCTGTCAAAGGGTGCAGGGAATTTTTGCACCTATTTTTAGAAAAAAAGGAGCAAAAAGCAATGAAAAATTGCATAAAATGTGGTAAGCCACTTCCGATGGAAGATGCTTTGTATTGTTGTTACTGTGGAAAAAAGCAAAATATTAAGGTGAAAGCGAAGAAAACTCGTGGTAATGGTGAAGGCAGTGTATATAGACAGCAAAACGGTAAATGGACTGTGGAAGTAACTTATGGATATATTTACAATGAAGTAACTAAAAAAATAGTCAGAAAATTTGCAAGAAAAAAAGGATTTAAAACTAAAGCTGAAGCTCTGGCTTATGTTCCAACGCTAAAGAATCAGAAACTGATGGAGAAAAAGAACTTAGAAAATGTAGGATTTAAAGAGTTGTATGATATTTGGTACCCAGTCCACAGACAAGATACAAGCAGGTCAACTATGTATAATTATCAAGCTGCTATGGGGCACTTCTCAGAACTATGGGAATGCAAATTTAATGACATCTCAATAGAAGACTATCAAGATGCAATGGATAACTGTCCGTTTGGCAAACGAACAAGGCAGAACATGAGAACCTTAATTAAATTGTTGTTCCAATATGCGCTTCCTCGTGGATATTGTACCGGAATTCTTAATATCGGTGAATTTCTCAAGGTTAGAACTGACGAAGAAGCTGAAGTTCATTTTACCTCATTCAATGACATTCAAATTGAAATGATTAAGAAAGGCATTGGCAGAGTACCTTATGCTGAATACATTTATTGCTTAATATACACCGGCTTTAGACCTACTGAATTTTTAGGCTTAAAAATTAGTGATTATGACAAGAAGGAAAAAACACTAGTTGCCGGAATTAAAACTGAAGCCGGTAAGAATAGAACTGTCACTATATCACCTAAGATACAGCAGTATATCGACAAGGCAATTGGCGTGAGAAAAGAAGGCTATATCTTTGTGGATGGCGAAGGCAATCCGTTTACAATAGGCAGATTTAGGAAGAGCGTATTTTATCCGGCTATGGAGCAATTAGGATTCCAAGGACCTGATGTTCATACATATGTACCTTACTCTTGCAGACATACATTCTCTGACTTACTTAAGAATATTCAGGCAGCAGATAAAGATAAGCTAGAACTTATGGGACACTCAGATACTAAGATGCTTAGATATTATCAGACTTCACGCAATGAAGACTTAAGAAAGATAACCAATCAAATTTAATATGCGCTTAACTTGCTACCGACACCAATGCCGGTGGTAAAATGGCTTTATTACTAGGCTATTTAACTTGCCGGTAACTTGCAAATAGGCTCGAAAGAGCCTATTTTTTATACTCTAAAGAACAATTAGGTGTTAGGTGTAAGTTAGGTGTAAGGTTAGGTGTAAGGCAGTTCCGTTCGATAGGTAAGCCATTTTCTTATGTACCTTACACCTATTTTATATAATATATAAATATATATATAAGGTTTTTATAAATTGTGCAATGATTTAGATTTTATGCATCACAATAAAAAAACTGTGTGTATGTAAAATAATTAGGTGTTAGGTGTAAGGAATAGGGAGTAAGCCCATAGATAAGCCATTTCTTCCTTACACCTATTAGGTTTAAAAAGGTGTAAGGTTTAAGTTTTTATTGTTTCGCGGACTGATTTGGACTTGTTTGGACTAACTTGGACTAGTTTGGACTTGTATGTACAAGTCACCTGCGCTATTCTATATAGTAGAAGAATACCACAGAGGTACATCCGTTCGTTTTATATGTCTATCAACGCTGTTATGCACATAGCCTCTGTTTTATTCTTCAGTCTTCATACTTTGTCTCCTTTCTAGAGATTAATAAAGTTTTTTTGAGGATTCTCTCACAATCGTCGTTTAGAATTCTCAGGCGGAGAATGCGAGCTTTTCTCAGTCAATCGACTCAGGAATTGTGGCCTACACTATCGTAGGTACTACTAACTACCCCGGGCTTGTAGCGGGGCGAGGAAGGCTCGGCGATTTTTCGCATATGACCTAAAATTTTTTTAGGTTTTCGTTACGCAATAAAGATGTAATCACATTCTAATCTTGCTGAAATTGCATTTTTTAGACCTCACAGTTAATTTGAAACCCATAATTTTATTCCCAAGAATGTGATTACATTTTTATATTTTAAACTATCCTGATGCAGGTTGGCATCAGGATTTTTTATTACTAATTTTGAAGGCAGGTGAGTTGTTATGAATAAAGATAAGAAAGAAATTGAAGAGCAAGAAAAAAAGTATAAAAAAGAAATGGCATTACTATACGGTGCTATCGTTAAAGATGGTAAGTATCAAAGGTCTTCTAACATTGCAAAACTATTTAAGTTATCAGTAAGAAGAATACAGCAACTCACTCAGGAAGGAATACTTCCAACCGAAGAAACTGATGAGGGCAGAGGAAAATATGAACTTTGTCCAACGATTCAGAGATACTCTACATATTTATCTAGCAAGGCTTACGGTAAGAGTTCGACAGAGAAAGAAATTCAGTTAAAGCAACAAAAACTTGAAGCAGAAATTGAATTGAAAGAGCTTCAGGGCGATTTTCATAAAATCAAAAATGATATTGCAGCAGGCAGATATATCTCAGTCGAAGATGTTAAAGCTGACTATCGTAAGTTCTTTGTAACATTCAAGAAATTTGCTCTAGGTATTCCAAGCAAGTTATCTACTAGATTATCAAGTGTATGTGACAGTCCGTCAGAGATTAGAGCTATAGAGTCCGAATTAAATAATGACATCATTACATTGCTTAGTAATTTTGTAGTTGCCGGTTATTCTGAAGAAGTCACAACACCACAGGGTGGTGATAAGAGTGGCAAAAAGAAAGCCGTCATTAAAAACAAGAAAATTTAAAATTCCAAGATATATTTCAGAATCCTTAAAAGGATTGAAGCCACCTGATAACATCACTGTATCAGAATGGGCATCCAAATACAGAATTCTGGATAGTAAATCTTCTGCAAGACCTGGTCCTTGGCAGAATTCAACAACGCCATATCTTGTAGGAATTATGGACCAGCTTAACAACTACGAAACAGAAGAGATTATTTTTGTTAAGCCCACTCAGGTTGGTGGCACAGAAGCTATACAGAATATGATTGGATATGTAATTGATCAAGATCCATCACCTGCAATGGTGGTTTATCCAACTGATGAGTTGGCCAAGTCAGTATCTAAGAATAGACTTGAGCCAATGATACTTAATTCTCCAACGCTGAAAGAAAAATATAAAATTAATGAATCATCAGTTTTAGAAATGCAGTTTGATGATATGTACCTTTCACTAGTTGGTTCTAACTCTGCATCAGGACTGGCTTCTAAGCCAATAAAATATCTATTCATGGATGAAACAGATAAATATCCTGGTGCAAGTAAGAAAGAAGCTGACCCAGTTTCACTTGCTAGAGAAAGAACAAAAACTTTCCATAACAGAAAAATAGTGATGGCATCAACGCCAACACTTAAAAATAATCATATTTGGGCTGCTAAAGAATCAGCAGATATAGAGAAGCACTTCTTTATGCCTTGCCCTCATTGTGGTAAGGAAATTGAATTTAAGTTTTCTAATCTTAGATTTTCTGACGACAAGTCGTTATCTATTGCAGATAGGGCAGAAACTGCGAATTATGTATGCCAAGAATGTGGTTGCCTCATTAATGACAATAACAAAATGCAAATGCTAAGGCAAGGCAAATGGAAGATAGTGACGAGAAGAACTCAGTCCGCAAGGAAAGTTGTGTTTTTCCTTAATACTTTATATAGTCCATTCGTTAGATTTTCTGAGGTTGCAAAAGAATTTCTGTCTTCAAAAAAAGATAGTGAGAAATTGCAGAATTTTGTAAACTCTTGGTTAGCAGAGCCTTGGGAAGACACCAAGCTAAAGACTAATGCTGACTTGGTCCTTGAAAGACAAACCAATCTTCCAGAACTTGTTGTTCCAGATTGGGCTAAAATTTTAACCGGTGGTGTGGATGTTCAGGAAAACAGTTTGTATCTGTCAATCAGAGCATTTGGCAACCATATTACAAGCCAAAACATATATCATCAGCAAGTTTTTTCATTTTCTGAGGTTGAGCAAATTATGAATTTGCCATACAAAAAGGAAAATGGTGAAACAATGCAAGTAGCTTTATGTCTGATTGATAGCGGTTACGAAGCTGATGCAACATATGATTTCTGTGCTGATAACTCAGATTGGGCGGTGCCTTGCAAGGGTTCATCAGCTGAACTAATGTCTCACTATAAATTAAGTAAGGTTAATAAGTCAGAGTCAAAAGCATATGGAATGAATCTAGCAATTTTAGATACTAATAAGTATAAAGATATGATTGCTGGAAGAATGAGAAAGAAAAATGGAACCAACAATGGTTCTTGGATGGTATATAAAGGCTGTGACAGAGAATATGCCGAACAAGTTACAGCAGAACAGAAAGTAAACGAAAAAACTGGTAATGGTAGAATTCGTCAAGTGTGGAAGCTAAAAACATCACACGCTGACAACCATTATCTTGATACAGAAGTGTACGCAATGGCAGCTGCTGATATTATGGGTATCAGAACTGCACACTTATATGACGAACAGCAAGAAGTTGTCGCTGATGAACCGGCGACAACTGACAGTAAAGAGGAACAGTGGATTTATCAGAATGAAGGGTGGTTATCATAATGTCAGAAGAATTGTCAAAAAAAGAATTATTAATTGAAGTTAATAATGCAATTAATGCAGTTTTAGTTGGTGGCCAGTCTTATAAAATTGGTTCAAGAACATTGACTAGAGCTAATTTAACAGAATTAAAAAATATGAGAGCAGAGCTCGAAACTGAACTTGCTTCAGAAAACAACAACAGTAATTTGCTCGAAGGTACATATGTAGCCTATTTTGATGGAAGGTGATTGAATGAATTTCATTGATAATATAGTTTCATTTTTTTCACCAAAGGCTGGAGCTGAAAGAGCTGCATATCGTCAAGCTTTAAATGAATTCGAAAGAAATTATTATTACGATGCCGGAGACAACAGAAGAATAAACGCTAACTGGCGAATTGGCAACACATCAGCAGAATATACAGATAGATATAGCAGAGATATTGTAAGAGCTAGAGCAAGAGACCTTGAACGCAATAGCGATATGATGAATTCAATTATCTCAGCATTTACTAGAAATGTCGTTGGCAAAGGCTACAATCTCCAAGCACAAACAAATAAATCTAAGCTTAATGACCAGTTAGAAGATTTGTGGAATGAATGGTGCAAGGCTAAGAATTGTGATGTTACTAATACTCAAAGCTTCACTCAAATGCTTAGGATGTCAATTAAAAGAATGAAAGTTGATGGTGGCATTCTATTTTTGAAGACTTACACAAATAATGGTATAGTTCCATTCCAACTTCAAGCAATAGAAGTTGACGAACTTGATACTTCAAGAACTGCACCAAATAACTCTAAAAACAAAGTTGTTGGTGGCATTGAATATAACGAATATAACAGACCGGTTGGTTTCTACATCAAAAAATACTCTCTTGATGGTTTCGAACTTATGAATGAATCAACTTATTATAAAGCGAAAGATGTAATTTTTAAATTCAAGAAAAATCGTCCAAGTCAAGTCAGAGAAATGTCAGAGGTTGCACCGGTTATCACTAGAATCAGAGATGTCAATGAATTTATGAATGCAGTATCTGTCAAGGAAAGAATAATGGCTTGCTTGTCTGTATTCATCAAGAAGGCATTGCCCATTACCGGTGGTATTGGTAGAACTACTGTTAATTCTGAAGGTAAGCATGATTATCAAGGCAAGACATTATCACCCGGTATGATTAAAGAACTTAATGCCGGTGATGAAGTTCAAGTTGTTAATCCGTCTGGTCAAAGTTCAGATGCAGAAAGCTACACTAAATTACAGCAGAGACTAATTGGTGCCGGACAAGGCTTATCTTATGAAGTTACTTCAAGAGATATGAGTCAAACAAACTATGCTTCTGCTAGACAAGGCATGATTGAAGACGGCGAAACATTTGCAGAAGATGAAGAACTAATTACATCTTTAATGGATGAAATTTATGAAACTTTTGTTATTTCTTGTGTGCTTGCAGGTAAAATTAGCGCTTCTGATTTTTGGATTGATAATAACAAATTAAAATATTTTAAGCATTCTTGGGTTAAGGCTCCAAAGCCTTGGATTGACCCAGCGAAAGAAGCAAGTGCCAATAAGATAGCTATTGAAACCAAGCAGAAAACATTCAAAGACATATGTGCTGAGAATGGCGTTGACTGGAAAAAGGCTATTGATGATATGGCAGAAGTTCAAGAATACGCAAACCAGAAAGGTGTGCAGATTGGTGGTGAGAATAGTGAGTACAAATTCAACAATAAAAATGAATCAGGAAAAGAGCAGTCATCTGAATAGAACTTTCGACGGTTCAATATCTCTGACTAGGTCAGAAGAAAGTGGAGAAGGAATATATCTGCTAAGTTTTAGTTCTGAACAACCTTATATGCGTTGGTTTGGCAATGAGATTCTTGACCATTCAGAAAAAGCCGTCAATTTGGACAGATTAAATTCAATAGGTTGCGTGTTATTCAACCATCATCGAGATGATGTTATCGGAAGAATTCATAAAGCTTGGGTTGACAATGGCAAAGGCTATGCAGAAATATCTTTCGACGATGACGATTTTTCTCAAAAAATTAAGAATAAAGTTGATACTAAAACATTAACTGGTGTGTCCGTTGGCTATTCGGTCGGTGCTTGGGAAGAGGTACTTCCAGGCAAAACTTCAACTGATGGTTTTGCAGGTCCTTGCCAGATTGCAAGAAGTTGGTTCCCATATGAAATTTCTATCGTTAGTGTTCCAGCTGATGAAACCGTCGGTGTAGGCAGAATGCTAGAAACCAACGATAATTTAACAAATTTAGACTTTGCTGAAAGGCAAATTCAAATTAATAAAAACTACTAAGGAGGATATAGTTTTATGAATTTACAAGAATTAATTGCTAAGCAGCAGAGATTACTTGATGTTGCGAAAGCGGAAAACAGAGACTTATCAGAAGAAGAAAAGACTGAATTTGATAAGTTACAGAGACAGATTGATGAAGTAAGAAGCAGTCAAAACTCTGCCTCAAAAACAACACCTCAGTCAAATGCTGATAATAACGCTCAGAGAGAACTCATCATCAGAGAAGAAAGACAGAGAATTGATAGCATCAATTCAATGTGTAGAGATTTTGGTATTGATGAAGATCAGATTAAAAGCTTTATTGAAAATGGAACTTCAATCGACGAAGTTAGAAGTGAAGTTTTAGAACATTTGCGTGAGGAACACGCGCCAGCACCTCAGGGTTCTCACCTTGAAATTGGTGAAGATAGTGTTGATAAGTATAGAGATGCAGCAGTTGATGGTCTATTAATGAGAGGCAACATTCTTAGCCAGAATGTTAGTGAAGGTAGTTCAGCTTCAGTTAATGAAGCAAAAAGTCTTTCTCAGATGTCACTTAGAGACTTAGCTATTGATGTTCTATCTAGAGAAACATCAGAAAAGAGTCTATCTCGTAAGAGTAACGACGAAATCTTTGACATGGTTATGAAAAGAAGTTTCTACAATCCAACTTCAGCATTTCCTTCAATCATGGATCAGGCGATCGAAAAGGCTTATATTGAAGGTCACAAGACTGCACCGGTTACTTTTGATAGATTTACAAAAAAAGGTACACTAAGAGACTTTAAAAAACACGATAATTATTACTTATCAGGTCCAGCTGCTGAGTTCTTGGAAGTTCCTGAGGGTGGTGAACTAAAGGCATCAATGTTTGAAGACAAGCATAGACCACAGAGACAGCTTAAGACATATGGCCGTCAGTTCTCTATGACTAGACAAGCATTTATTAATGATGATATTTCATTCGTTACAAGTCTTCCTGCTAAATATGCGAAGTCAGCAAGAAAGACTATCAACAAGCAAGTTTTTCAAATTTTGATGGGTAATGGCAATATCTATGATAATAAGAAACTGTTCTGCAAAGAACACGGCAACCTTGTTACTACCGGTACTGGCATTACAGCAGAATCACTTAAGAGCATGATTCTTGCTATGAATACTCAGACAGACGAATTCGGTGAACCAACCGTTATTCGCCCTGCAGCATTAGTGGTTCCTTCTGGCCTTGCTTTCGACATGTACACTATATTTTATAGTCCTACTATTAATACTGAAGGCAACACTCAGGCAGTAAATCCACTATTTCAATACAAAGATAGCATTGAAATTATTGAAGATCCAACTATTAATGCTCTTTCAGGTGGCTTCGGAAAAGTAATGCCTTGGTGGCTAATTGGTAATAAAGACGATACAGATTTTATCGAAGTCGATTACCTAAATGGTAATGAAATTCCTAACATCAGAAGAATGGAACAAGCCGGTGTACTCGGTTTCACTTGGGACATCTTCCTTGATTGGGGCATTACAGTTATGGACTTCCGTGGTGCCATTAAAAACCCTGGCATTAAGCTAGACAACAAGCTTTAATAATATAAGGAGAGTGAAATAAATGATTGCTACATATGTACAGCCTGGCGAATTTATTGATTACATCAATCCAACATCAAATATAATTCAGCCTGGTGAAGTTGTATCACTTACAAGTAGAATTGCAGTTGCCGGTTGTGAAATTAAGCCTGGCGAAAAAGGTTCCCTTGCTACTGAGGGTGTATATTCGCTAACTAAAACATCTACAGATACTGTTATTGCACTTGGTGCTAAAGTCTGTTATGACGGTACAGGTATTGTACTTGCACAAGCAGAAAAAGATTCAAATGTTCCGGTTGGCTATGCCATTCAGGCTTCATCAGCAACAGATACTACTGTGCTTGTTAAGTTAATTGGCTAAAATGGGTACATTCAAAAATCAGATTCAGAAAGATATTGATAGTGTCTTTCTGAATCCTGATGAATTTTCAGACATTCATACTGTGAACGGAAAATCTATGACTATTCAGATTGACGAAAATGAAGTTATGGATAGACAGATTAGATTTAATCAGAATACTGATGTTTATAAAAAGCAAAAACTGATTTATGTGTCTGAACAGCAGTTCGGACCGCTTCCTTCTATTGGCTCTTTATTTAGACTTGATGGAAAAATATATAGAGTAGTTGATGCTGCATCAGAGTATGGTGTTCATAGTATTACGATTGAGGCGAACTTATGATTGAATTTGAGATTGATAAGTTAGCAATAAGAACATTTTGCGAAAAAATGAACCAGCTACCATTTCAAACAAGGAAAAATGTACTAAAAAATTCAGTGAATGCAACAGCAAGGTCAGCAAGAAAAATTATTACTGATCGAGCAAAAAAAGCATATACTGCGAAAATTAGTAACATGAATAAGGCGATGACAATTAAAAAAGCCTCCAACTACAACTTGGAAGCTACGATTACTGCAAAAGGTAAACCTTTAGAACTAAAGTCCTTTAAAGTTAGTCCAGCGAAACCACCTGCCACTCAAAAAATCGGTTCAACAACTAAAGCGAAAGTTTATTCTTCAAGCCCAATGAAAAAATTGGAATATAAAGGTATTAAAGCTTTCGTAGCCGAATTTAAAAGTGGCCATGTCTCTGTTGCACAGAGAAAAACCAAAAAAAGGTTGCCAATTAAAGTTCTATATTCTACAAGTATTCCGAGAATGGTTGGGAACGAAGAAATGGTATTTAACGAAATCAAAGATAAAATTCAAGTATTATTTGATAACAATGTTCAGATAAATTTGAAGAAAGTTATCGAAAGAGAAAACAGGCTTAAAGGTAAATAACAAATGGTAATCGAAACCTTTACAAATGATTTAGTTTCGGAATTGCAAGAGCTGTTCTCGGAACTAAAATTAAAATCTATAGATGATGGATATAAGAAATTATCCATTTACAAACAAGCATTGCCGATACCAGCTGACGAGGACCCGGAACCATTTCCATATATTGTAGTTCGCACTGTTGACGGCGGAACTACAAGTCCAAGTAAGAGCGAAGTTGTAAGAGTTGCTTTGATGATTGGAATTTTTGACGATGATACTAAAAATCAAGGGTATTCAGATTTGTTGAATATAATTGAAAAAATTAAAAATCATTTTGAAAAATTCCCAATTTTGAAAAGTATGTATTCCAGATTAACTTCCGAAGAATATCCACTAAAATGGACTTTATCAGAAGAAGATACATATCCTTATTTTTTCGCCGGTATTGAGATGTCATTTGCAATGCCGAAAGTTATTAGAGAGGACCTTTATTCATATGAGTGATGAAAAAAAGACACCTTCAACATCATCAAAAACTAAAACTAAAGAAGTAGCAGAAGAAAAGAAAAACAAAACATTTTGCTATATCGGACCAACTATCAAAGGAAAAATTAATAAAGGCGTAGTGTTCATCAATATAGTTCCAGAGCCTTTTAATTCTTTTTTTGAAGAACATCCGATTGTAAAATCTCTGCTAGTTGATGTTGAAGAATTAAAAAATGCTTATAGCAGTATAAAAAAAGAAGACGGTAGCTATTATGTTGCCTACAAAAAAATCAAGGAAGGTGATTATTAATGGCATATAACCATGGTATTGTAGTGAACGAAAAAGCAACAGAAGTTGTTAACATTAATCAAAGTTCATCAGGCTTACATGTTGTTATCGGTGTTGCTCCAATTAATACAGCAAAAGACCCTTACAGCGTAACCAATAAGCCTATTTTATGTTCGTCTTATAAAGATGCAATTGAAAAGCTTGGCTCATCATCTGATTTTTCAAAATTTAACATTTCAGAAGCTATTTCAGTTTATTTTAATCTGTTTAATGTTGCACCGGTGGTATTTATCAATGTACTAGATCCCGAAAAGCATGTAACAGATATTGCCGAAAAAACATTAACAGTAACTAATAAGCAAGCTGTTCTTACTGAACAAGGTGTATTCTTGAAATCAGTTGTTGTGAAAAACGATACAACTCCACTTGTTGCTGATACAGATTATATTCTGTCATTTGATGATGACGGCAATACAATCATCACATTTATCAAAAATGGTGAAATTCCTTCTAGTGTAAAAGTTACTGCGAAAAAAATTGATACTTCAAAGGTAACAGAAGATGACATTATCGGTGGTTACGATAGCGAAATCGGTATCAATAAAGGTATTGAAGTTATTAGAGATGTTTATCCGACATTTTCACAATATATTTCAATAATTCTTTCACCTGGTTATACCAGTAGTAAGGTTGCTGCTGTACTTCAGGCGAAATGTGAAGAAATTAATGGCATTTTTAAATGTGAAACTATTATTGATATTGACACTTCAAAAGCTAAGAAGTATTCAGACTGTGAAAAAGTCAAAAAGGACAATACGATTATTTCAGAACATGCTATAGCAGTATGGCCAAAGGCTACTGTTGATGATGTAGCTTATAATATGTCAACAGTTATTGCTGCATGTATGCTTTATAATGACATTCAAAATGATGATGTTCCAAGTATGTCACCATCAAATAAGTCAATTCCAATTTCTGGCCTTTGCGATTCAGAAGGCAAGGAAATTATTTTAGATGTCACACAAGCTAATACGCTAAATGCAGTAGGTATTGTTACAGCAATTAATTTTAATGGCTGGAAAACTTGGGGTAATAACACTGCAATTTATCCAATCAGCACCGACCCTAAGGATCGCTGGATTGCTTGCAGAAGATTTTTCACTTGGATGGAAAATCGCTTTATCAATGAATACATTTCCAAAGTTGATAGTTCTGCAAATTACAGAATTATCGAAACACTTGTTGAATCAGAAAATGTATTTTGTAGCTCTCTAGTCGCTGATGGTAAGTGTGCCGGTGCGTATGTTGATTATTCCATTGATGAAAATGGTGTTCCTGATCTTATCGAAGGTAAGATTGCTATTCGTCAGCATTTAGCACCATTTACTCCAGCCGAGTCAATTACTAATACATTCGACTTTGATACAGAGTTACTAAAGAATGCATTATCAGAAGAGATTGGAGGTAATAAGTAATGCTAATTCCTCAGGTACTTAATAATTTTAATGTTTATAACGGTAACAACAGCGAAAAGTTAATTGGCGTTGGTGATGAAGTTACACTTCCTGATTTAACTTCTGTTACATCTAGTTTAACCGGTGCCGGTATGTTAGGTTCCATTGATGTTCCGGTTCTTGGCCATTTTGACTCTTTGGAGCTTGACCTTCCATTTAAAAACCTTACTGAAGGTAACAGTTCCGTTATGGCTGTCGGCAAAATGGTTTATATCATTTTAAGAGGCTCACTTCAGGTAACTAACAGTTCTACCGGTAATATCGAATTCCAGCCGGCAAGAGTTTCTGTTAAGGGCTATCTTAAGAAGATTGCAGCAGGCAGATATAAAGTTGCAGATACGATGGAATCATCTCTTGGTATCGAAGTCAATTATCTCCATATTACTGCCAATAACAAAACACTTGTTAAGCTTGATAAGCTTAATTGTGTATATGAACTTAATGGTTCAGACCAAATCAGTAAAATCACAAAACAGTGTTAAAAAAATAAGGCATCTTTCACTAGAAAGGTGCCTAAAATTTTTATATTTTCGTAAAAAGGAGAATGAAAATTATGGCTAACAAAGGAATTTATGAACTAAAAAGACCTATTACATTTGAGGGCAAAGAAATCAGAGAAATTGATTTATCCGGTTTAGAAGACTTAACCGGTAAGGATATGAGAGAACTTGACACTCAATATAGACAAAAACAGTTTAATCCGACGATTACTAAGGAATTTGATGTACTCTATTTGCAAATGGTTCTGGCAAGAGCAACTTCAAAGCCTATCGAACTTTTTGAGTCACTAAAAGCAAAAGATTGGACTGCCTTAGAAGTGTACACAAGAAATTTTTTGCTAATCTAGGTTTCAGAAACTCAAAGGATATAAAACAATTAACTAGGATTGCTATTTATTTAGCCAGATTTACTTATACCGATATGGGATATTTTTTTGAGATTACATTAACAGAGTTGAATGAAATAATTGAGGAAGTGAACAACATTGTCAAAGAATAATAATGAAATCGCAATTAAGATTTCAGGTAAAATAGACTCATCATTTAACAGTACCGTATCTGCTGCAAATAAGCAGATGGGCAAAATGATGAATAATTCTAGAAATGTTGGGAAAGATTTCACAACAGCAGGTAAGAGTGGAACCAACTTCGGGACTCAGGTTGAAAAATCTCTTGGTGGTGTTCAAGACTTACTTGTCAATGCTGGAATAGCTGTCGCGTTGAAAGAAACCGCAAGTGCGTTTATTGACTGCGCAAAGGCGGCAGATAAATATGAAACTGCACTTGCTAAAGTAAGTACTATTGCGGATAACAGTGAAATTTCTATGTCTGATATTAAAAATCAGATTTCAAAATTATCTCAAGAAACCGGTAAATCTGTTGCAGACTTATCTGAATCAACATATCAAGCAATTTCTGCATCAGTTAAAACTGCTGATGCAGTTAGTTTCACTAAAGATGCTAATAAGCTTGCAGTTGCCGGTTATACAGAAACTGCAAATGCAGTTGACACTCTTACTACTGTACTAAATGCTTATGGTTTAGAAGCAAATCAAACAAGTAAGATTTCCGACATGCTTCTAAAAACTCAAAACTTAGGTAAAACTACAGTAGATGAATTGTCTCAAAGCTTAGGTCAGGTAATACCAATCGCAGCTGCGTATAAGACTAATATGGCTAATGTATCTGCTGCATATGCTCAGCTAACTAAGAATGGTATTGCTACTGCTAATGCAGGTACTGGGCTTAAAGGTATGCTAAACGAACTAGGTAAGACCGGTTCTAAGGTTGCAGATACACTTCAGAATAAGACCGGTAAGACATTTGCCGAACTGATGAATTCAGGTAAATCTCTTGGCGATGTCATTAAGATATTAAGTGGTTCTGTCAACGGGAACTCAACAGATTTTAGAAATTTGTGGAGTAATTCTAGGGCTGCAACTACTGCTCTATCATTATTTAATTCCGGTGCTAATGAATTTAATGATACACTAACAGCTATGCAACAGTCAGCAGGTTTAACTGATGAAGCATATAGTAAGATGACCGATACTGCTGAATTTGCTGAGCAAAAATTTAAAAATTCTGCTGAAAATCTTAAAATAGCGATTGGTGAGAACATTTCTCCAGCACTTGAAGAACTATATGATAAAGGTTCAGAAGTCTTAGAATGGTTGCAGGAATTTGTTGAACAAAATCCGGAGACAGTACAAAATATTACTGTATTTGTTACTGCTATGGGAACAGTAATCGCCGTGGTTACTGCTGCAACAACCACAGTAAAGATATTTAATACGGTTACTAAGTCTTTGTCAGGCCCTATTGGTTGGGTAACATTAGCACTTTCCGCACTTGCGGGTGTAGCAACATTTGTTGCAGCGAAAATCGGCAAAGCAAAAGATGCAGAAGATAAACTTTCTGCAACTTCGGAAAATACTCGCAAAGAGCTCAAAAAGACTCAGCAGGAATACGATAGAGCTTGCAAGCAATATGGGAAGAATTCCCTTCAGGCAACTTTGCTTAAAAGTAAAGTAGACAAACTAAAAACTTCTTACGATCAGAACAAGCAAAGTGTTAAAGAGCTTTATCAAGAATCAGATGATTTTGTAAAAAAACTCAAGGAAACTAGTAAGACTTGCGAAGATAATATGCAAGTGGTTGAAGACGAAAAAGAATCTACTAGAAATCTTGTAACGAGATTATCTCAACTTGGAAAACAAAGTAAACTTACTGCTAGTGATCAGAGTGAGATGGAATCAATTATTGATGTTTTGAACGAAAAAATGCCGTCTCTTGGACTTACTTATGATTCTGTGGCTAAGAACATTAGTTCATCTACTGATACTATTCAAAAAGCATTAAATAGAGAATTTGCAACCAAGCAGTATGAAACGGCTAAAGAAAATTTAAATAGTTTAATTGAGGCATCTTCTGGAAAAGCCGAAAAATTAGCTAAAGATAAAGATCAACTTGATGCCGCAAATGAAGCAATGTATAAAGCTGATGCTGCTTATAGCAAAGGGTTTAATGAATTAGTCGAAGGACATCATCAATTAGATCAAGATTATAATAATAATGTTTCTCATCTTCATGGTTTGTTACAAGACGCAACAACTGCAAGAAACAAAGCTCTTAAAAAGTATCAAGAAGCTAATAACGCTGTTAAGCAGAATCAAAAAGAACAAGCCGAAGCTTTGCAAAAAATGACTGAAGCATATGCTAAAAGCAACAACATTGCAGTCAATGCAAGCAATAAGCTTCAGCAAGGTGTTACAGCAGCTGCAGTTTCGGTTGAAAGTCAAATGCAAGAACTTGCTAAGAGCTATGACAAGTCTTATAATTCAGCACTGACTTCTTTCCGAGGACAGTATAAGCTTTGGAACAGTGTAGGAAAAATTTCTGCTACATCTACTGAAACAATAAAAACTAATCTGGACAGTCAGATTAGTTATTGGACTAATTACAATGCAAATATTCAGAATGTATCGTCAAGAAATATCAAGGGTATTAAAAACTTGGTTGCTTCAATGGATGACGGTTCTGAAGATAGTGCCAAAGCTTTAGCCGGTATGGCTGGTGCTTCAGATTCAGAATTGCAACAAATAGTAGATAAATATAAAACTCTCACAAAATCTCAGAAGACTACTGCTAAGAGTACCGCTGAACTTGATACCAACTTCTCAAAGAAGATGGCCAACATAAAGAAGACGATGCAGAATACTATCAATAAGATGGATTTATCTAAAAAAGCTAAGAAAAAAGCTACTGCTACCATTAACGCTTATGCTGAAGCTATCGCAGCAGGCAAAGATAATGTTACAGCTTCAGTAGAAACTGCTATGTCAGGCGCTAAGAGCATTCTTAATGTTACTAATACTAACGGTAGCAAGAACGGCAACGGTGAGAAAAATGCAAGAGGTACAAGAAGATCGGCTAATGTTTTTCTAGCCGGTGAAAATGGTCCTGAACTTATCGTTAATGCCCCGGACAGTCATGTGTTTACAGCTCATGAAACACAAGAATTATTAGATGGTAAGTTTCGTCAAGGCGATAATAACGCTACTGTGTCTATTGATGTTCAAGGTATGCTTAAGCAGTTATCTGAATTAAAGTTGCGAAGCAATAATATCAAGCCTAGTGTTAGTGATAAAGCAAGCAACATAGTTAATTCCGGTACTACAAACTACAATAATAGCGATAATTCATCAATTATTTTTTCACCAACTTACGAAATCCACGGTTCTGCAAGTCAAAAAGATATTGAAAGAGCGAATGAAATTTCCCAAGCAGATTTTGAAAAAATGATGAAAAAATATGAAAAGTCTAAGAAAAGGCGTTCTTTTTAAGGTGGTGAAAGCTTTTGAATATATATAAGACTATACAAGGCGATACTTGGGATAGCATCGCATATAAAATTTATGGTGATGAAAAATATACTGATTTTTTAATGCAAAATAATTTTGAGTTATTAGATATATTTGTTTTTAAAGCTGGCACTATTCTCAATACACCTGAATTACCTACTAGTCAATCAGAAGTTGAAGAGAATTATGATGAAGACTACGACTGGCGAACTGAAGGTGGTTAAAAATGAATAGCAAAGTAAGAAATACTGCTGTATCAGTTTTATATCACAACAGTAATACTAATAAGAAATATAAGCTTGATAAATTTATTAAGTCATTATCTTATACAGATACTGCTACTGGAGAAGGCGACACAATATCAGTTGAACTGTTTGATGATGGCAGGTTTCTTTCAGACCATTATCCAGGTAGGCAAGATCGCCTTGAATGTAAGATTAGAACCAAAAATTTAAATAAGTCAAATAGTCAGAATTATATCAACTGTGGGTCATTCAATGTTGATAAATTTGGAGCAAGCGGTACTGTTAATACTTTTAGCATTGAAGGTATTTCTACACCTAAAAATTCTGAATTTGCAAAATCTTTAAGGTCTAAAAATTGGAAAAAAACAACACTCAAAAATATTGCTCAGCAAATATGTAAGAGATATAAAATCAGATTATATTATCATGCAAAAACTATAAAAATAAAGTCAGCAGAACAAAGCAGTTCTACTGATTGCAGTTATTTATATAGTCTATGCCAAGAATATGGATTGGCTATGAAGATATACTCTAACAGATTAATTATCTTCGAAGAGTCAACTTACGAAGCAAAAAAGTCCGTAGCCATAATCAGACCAAACAAGATTATTGACGAGTCCTTTAACGCTGACATAGAGCTCATTATGCAATATACCGGCTATAAATTTTCTATTGAGACTAAGAAAAAAGTCAAAAGTTCGTCATCAAAAAGAACTAAAACTACTACTTCGACAACAAAATATTGGCATAAATTTATTGCCAAGCCCGAAATTATGAACGATATTGGGCAATGTGACAGTGTTGAAGAAGGGCACATTAAAGGTGCAGCAAGTGTTAATGAAGCAAACAAGAATATGACAGTAGTAACCTTTACTATTCCTGGCAATACACGAATTATTGCTACAAGTTGCATAAGATTATATGGCTTTGGAGCGTTAGACGATAAATATTATGTGAATAAAGTTACGCACAATTATGATGCAGATAGTGGTTACACAATGGAAATTGAAGCAAGAAGGATACAACAAAGATTAAGTGCATTGAAGAGGTGGTAACTAATGGCCAAGTTAGAATTTGGAAAAGTATCGTCAGTCAATTATGACGAAGGTACAGTTAGCGTTTATTTTTCGCACACAAGCGATAACAACACTACAGACAAGTTACCACTATTATCTTTAGGTACTATCTTTAGCGTGCCGGATGTGGATGACATTGTAGCAGTAATTACAGACGGCAATAACAAATTGGTACTAGGTAAAATTTGGGGAGGTCAAGGTGATGAAGTTCCTAAAAAGTTTAATAAAGATGTTTTCGGCTTTTACTTTGACGATGATACTAATATATCTTATGACAAAATAAGTGGAAAACTATCAATAAAAGCTAAGAAAGTGGAGCTGATTCAAGATGAGTAAAATAGGAAATTTCGGTAAGCAAATAGTTTTTTCGGTATCAAGCAAAAAAGTTTTAACATTCTCAGATTTAAACGAAACTATATCCGGCAGATGGTCAGACCATAGTGTGCAGTACAGAAGACCACAGGCTGAGTTCCTTGGTCCTTCGTCTATGCAGATAACTATGACGATAGTAGTTGATGCTGGTTTAGGAGTATCACCAGTCAAAATGAGAAGTAAAATTAAATCTTGTATTGATAATGGTAGCACAGAATATTTAGTTATTGGTGGCAGAAAATTAAGTCATAACAAATTCTATGTCTCACAAATGAGTGATACATGGGATGTAATTTATAAGAACGGAAAAGTTAGCAAAATGACTATGAACTTAACATTTGTTGAATATGCAAGGTAGGTTATAGGATTATGAATGTTTCGATTAATTATAATAATGAAAAAATCAAAGAAAGATTAACCAAACTTTTGACAACGCCAAAAGGAACAATGCCATTCGCAAGAGGTTACGGTGTAGATTATAGTGCAGTCGATATGCCTGCAATAGCAGCAGAAAATTCTTATTCAGTAGCAGTGATGGAAGCAGTAGATGAATACGAAAATGAAGTTACTGTTGATAGTGTAGAATTTACGAACGATAATAATTTCAATCCACTCGCTTTAGTTCGCTTGATAGAAAAAGAAGAAGTAGAGGACATTATTGATGAATTGGATGAGGAGGTAGATTATGAGTGGTAACAGATTGCCTGAATTGCCTGACATAAGTTTTGTTGATAGCTTATCTGTTGAAGACTTAAAAACTACAATGGTTAATAATTATCTAGCAAAATATGAAGAAGTCACCGGTAGCAGAACAACACTTGAAGCTGATAATCCTATTAGATTAATGTTATATGCTTGTGCTTTACCAATTTTCCAAGCTTTCCAGCTTGTAGATAGAGCAGGAAAGCAGAACCTACTTAAATATAGTTATGGAAATTTCCTTGACAATATCGGCGCTTTGAAAGGTGTTAAAAGACTAGGAGCTAAGCCGTCCACCGTTGATGTTAGGTTTTATCTTAGTCAAGCTAGAAATGAGGTCTTAACAATTCCAGCTGATACTAGAGTTTCAACCGGTGATTTTACTTGCTATTGGTCAACAACAGAGGACATAGTTGTACCGGTAGGAACTACAAATGTTAAAGCAAAACTTACTTGCACAGAACCAGGCGAAAAGTCAAATGGTTTTTTAGCAGGCGAGATTAATGTATTAGTTGATCAGCTTCCTTACATAGATTCGGTCGAAAATGTATTTACTTCAGTTGGTGGTGCAGAAATAGAAAGTGATGATAGCTTAGCAGAACGAATTTATTTGGCACCATCTTCTTATTCAGTAGCAGGTCATGCTGACGCTTATATTTATCATGCAAAAACATTTAACTCTGACATATCAGACATTGAAATACTTACAGATAGTTCTGCTACTGTATATATTACTATTTTAATGACTAATGGTAGAGTGCCAACTTTTGATGAAATAAAAGCTTTACAAACATTTTTTGATGAAGGTAATGTAAAACCTCTTACAGATAGAGTTATCGTTCAAGGTGCTACAACACTTGACTATCAGATTAATTGCAACTATTACATATCATCTGATAACAGAAATCAAGAAAGCATCATTAAAACCAAAGTTGCCAAAGCAGTTGATGACTATGTGCTTGAACAGAGTTCAAAAATCGCAAAAGACATTAATCCATCACTGCTTATTCAAAAAATGATGAATGCCGGTGCTTCTAGGGTGGAAATATTAGATCCATTCAAATTTTTTACTGTTCCTGCTAGTAATGTGGCTAGCCTAGTTAAGAAAACAGTTGTTTACAAAGGAGTTGAGTAAATGCAGTATATTAAGCAATCAGATTTATACAGTATTTTGCCTCAATCTTATCAGAGCGTAGAAAGTGAATGTATAAGCTATGCTCTCAGCAAAGCTATTGAACAACTTTACAATAATCTAGATAGAGTTGCTATTACTTCTAATATTGACAATCTTGACGAAGAATTACTTGATGTTCTAGCAGCCGAACTTCGTTCTCAATATTACAGTTCAGACTTAACCAGAGAGCAGAAAGTAAGCATTATTAAAGGCACATTATTATGGTATATGCACAATGGCACTACTAAGTCAGTCGAAGATGTGCTATCTGCTATTTATAGTGGTGTTCAGCTGAAGGAATGGTATCAGTATGGTGGAGAACCTTATCACTTCTACATTAGAATTAATAGTGGCGATAACATCAACCTTGAAAGTATAGACAAGATTAAGAATGTTATTAATAACATTAAAAATGCTAGGTCAATTCTTGATAATATTTCAATCTCTAAAAGCAAGAATTTGAAATATTATCAAGCAGTAAAATCAGTATCTACTAGATATAACTGCTGCAGTGCCAGCTATAATATTTATGATGGTAACACATTAGATATAGTCAACAATACAGACTTAGTTGGTGGTAACTTAGCTACCATTAATGAGTTGACTATAGATTTCAATAATTATTATTAAGGAGGACAAAATGGCAAAGTATAAAGCTTCAATTATTACAAGCAAAGGCCAAGAACTAATGACAAAGGCAACCTCAGGTGAAGCAAAAATTGAATTTACAAAAGCAGTTTTTGGTTCAGGTGAATGGTCTGATGAAGACATTTCACCTAACATTATAGAACTAAAAGAGCAGAAACAGTCTGTTAGCATTAGTTCTATGAAGGTTTCATCAGAACAGAAAAATGTAGTTAATCTTTCTGCTGTATTATCCAATGATAATCTTGGAGAAGGGTATTTCATCAATGAAATTGGACTTTACGCTAGAGATAAAAACGCAGAGAATTCAGAAGAAATTCTTTATTTTATTATCGTTGCAGAAAAAGGCTACTCTGATTATTTTCCAGCAAGTAGCTATTCACCAGTTAAGATTTTACAAGACTTCTATATTGAAGTTGCTGATTCATCAGATACTGCTATTGCTATTGATAATAAAGTAGCAGTAACACTGCCTTACTTAGAAGAAAATTACTACGATAAACGATACATAGACAATGCAATCGAAACAAATAAGCAATATACAGAAGAATATTGTGCACAATATTCTGCACAATACTCTAGATTTGAATGCAATTTAGAGCCTAAGGAAAAAGGAATAAAGTTATTCGCGTCAGATGGTTCATTATCGGAAGGAACTGTTGTTGATGACTATATAAACACAAAAAATACATCCGATAAAATTATATCATTTGTTGATGACACTATTATTTTGAGAACAGTTTACGGTAGCAGTGAGCCGTACCAAATACTTTACTGCTTAAAATCACAAAAACTATATCATAGTATTGCAAGATATGTAGGTGGACATGGTACTGGTCACTATGTTTTTGATAATTGGGAGGAAGTAATATATGGCTAGAATTTTTGCAAATCTAATTCTAAAGCATGGAAATAGCGCTGACTTGGATATTAGCAAGTTGCAACCTTGTGAGCCGGTTTTTTTAACTGACACTAATAAACTTGTGATTAAGAAGTTAGACGGCGAAATTGCTACTTTCGACAATTATAAAAATATTGTCAAAACTATTGAAAATAAAGACTATCTAACCGGATATGCTATCTTAGAGGATGGAACATTGCAGTTAATGTCAGGTGATAAGGTAATCGGTGACCCTTTATCAATTAAAGCTGGTATTGATGGTTTATCTGTTGAAGTGGAACATGATGAAGATACTAATGTTTACATTATGAAGTTTTATGATAGTTCAGGTAAAGAAATAGCTTCAACTCCTCTTCCGGCAACTGGTGGAGGTGGTGGTACTGTCATGTCAACACTTAAAGTAAGAAATTTAATGAGTAGTAATTCTCTTATTATTCCTTACACAGATGAAGAAGCTGATGTTACTTGCATCTTGAAATATAGCTTTTCATCTACTGATAGTGACGGTACACAAACTGGTAGTGGTACTGCTGTATATGAAGTTGATGGTATTCAGAAACTATCAGAGACAGTGCAACAAGGCAATATTAGTGTCGATATAGGTAAATATCTACGAAAAGGTACTACAAATACTGTTAAAGTAACAGTAACAGATAGTGATGGCAACAAAAAATCTCTATCCTATTCAGTTATGACAACTGTTAATAAACTTGTATCAAATTATCCTACTTTATCTAAAGCAACTAGTACAGTAAATATTACTTATACTCCAGTAGGATATGGTACTAAAACAGTTCATTTCTTAGTTGATGAGGTTGAAGTAGCAACAAAGTCACTAAGTTCATCAATATCAAATAGAGAACAAATTCAATCATTCTCTATGACACATGGAAGCCATATAATCAAAATCTATATGACTACATTAATTGATGGATATACTGAGGAAGTTGTATCAAATGCACTCCAATTTTCAGTTATGTACTGCGAAAGTGGTAATGATACACCTATCCTATTAGTAGAGCCTATTACAGAAGAAAAGGTTTTACAGTATTCACAGTTGCCAATTAATTTTATGGTGTATGACAATCAAACTGCCGAACACAAAGTTGATTGTTATGTGGATGATAAGAAAGTAACAACTCTTACTGTAAATGAAGAGAAAAGCACTTGGAAATACAGACTTATAGATGCTGGAAAACATAAGTTTAAATTATCTTTTGGTAATCTTACAAAAGAATTTACAGTAGATGTAAGCGAAGTTGATGTTGCAAAAGCTGAAGAGTCAGGGCTAAAATTTTATTTTAACCCAGCAAACAGGAGCAATTCAGAAGAAAATCCAGCTAATTATACATTTACGAATGAGGATGGCGAAACATATGATGTTGCATTCAACAACATAAAATTTATTGATGGCTTAGATGGATGGACAGGGAATTCTCTTCTTATCCCAGTAGGTTCAAGTGTTGATTTCAATTACAAACCGTTTGAAGATGATGTTAATACTGTTAATGGTAAAACAATAGAAGTCAACTTTAAAGTATCTGATGTATATGATTATGATACTAATGTGATTTCTTGTTTTGCTAATGATAAAGGTATTTTTATTACACCTAATGAAGGCTCACTTGCAATTAGTGCAAACAATGTTGTTGATGTACAGTTTTCAGATAATGAAGATATTAAAATCTCTATTGTTGTCACAAAGAGAAATGAAGCAGAAGAAGGCAAAAGACAGCTTGTTTATATCTACGCTAATGGTGTTATTAGTGGTGTGTTAAAATACTCAACCAATGACAACTTCTCACAGATTAATGCTAGTAAGGTTCATATTGGCTCTGACAATGCTACTGTTGAAGTATATAATGCTAGATTTTATAATGTTGAATTATCTAGTTATCAAATATTGGATAATTTCATTGCAGATGCTAAAGAGCCATCATTGATGATTGAAAGAAATAATCGTAATAATATTTTTAATCAAAACAATGTTGTTGATTATAATTTACTTCCTAAAGAAACACCTTATCTAATTATTAGATGTCCTGAGTTACCTCAATACAAAGGCGATAAGAAAACTGGTGTTAGTGGTGAATTTGTTGACAAAGCAAATCCTAATAAGTCATTTACTTTTGAGGGTGCTGAATTTGATGTTCAAGGTACTTCCTCTGCTGGTTACTATGTAAAGAACTTTAAAGGTAAATTTAAAGGTGGTTTTACAATCAATGGTGAACATCAAGATAATTATGCCTTAACTGACAATGATTTACCTGTTGCTACTTTCTGTTTTAAGGCTGATGTTGCTTCATCAGAAGGTGCTAATAATACTATGTTAATGAAGTTATGGGAAGAAACTACTCCGTATAAAACAGAGCAACAGAAAGCAGACAGTAGGGTTAGACAAGCTATTAACGGCAGACCTATTGTAGTATATTGGGAAAATACAAACACAGGCGAATTGTTATTTAGAGGTAAATATAACTTTAATAATGACAAGAGTACACAAAATACATTTGGCTTTAGCGAGGGCTGTGAATGTTGGGAATTTCTTGATAATGGCTTGAAACTTACTGAATTTAGTGGTGATGACTTTAGTAATTGGAAAAATGCTTTTGAAGCTCGTTATCCAGATGGCAATGAAGATATTACGAAACTAAAAAGGGTTGTATCTTGGGTTGTGTCTACTGACCCTAACCAAGCAACTAAAAACTCCCTAGGCAAAACGGTAACATATCAAGTTGACGACAAGAACACAATTAGTTTTACGCAAGACACGGTTGATTATCGTTTAGCAAAGTTTAAGTATGAATTAGAAGATTACTTTATTAAATCTAACATTTTATATTATTACTTCTATACCGAACTATTCTTAATGGTTGATAGCAGAGCTAAAAACCAATTCCTTACAACTTATGATGGTACACATTGGATGTTTATTCCTTATGACGGTGATACTGCTTTGGGTATAGACAATGTTGGTAAGTTGAAATTTGGATATTGGTTAGAAGATACGGACCAAGTGAACGGTCAAGATGTTTATAATGGTCAGCAATCAGTGCTATGGAAAAATGTTAGACAAGTATTTACTGATGAAATTAAGACTATAGCACAACAGGTTATTTCTAATGGTAAGCTGAATTATGAATATGTCAGAGATGCTTTTAATAAACATCAAAGTGCTTGGTCTGAGGCTATTTTTTGTGCAGACACAGAAGTAAAGTATATTCAGCCTTACTTAGCAGAAGGCACTTTGGCATATCTTGATATGGCTCAAGGTTCAAAGCAGTCACAAAGAGACTGTTGGTTAAGAGACAGATTCCAGTATATTAATAGTAAGTACAACACTGGTAGTTCAAAAGATAAGTACATTACTTTGAGAGTATCACAGCCTACTACTTCCACTATATCAGTTGTAAAGCCATCAACTGATATGCACATAACACCGTACAAATCAACATATGTGAATGTCAGCTTCGGTCAAACTATCAAGCAAGAAAAAGGCTATGCAAACAAAGTAACGGATATTGTATCAACTCTTGATAATCCTCGAGATACTCCGTTGTATATCTATAATGCAGAAAGTGTTAAATCTCTAGGTGATTTAAGTGCAGCTTACATTGGATATTGTAATATTGCTAGTGCAACTAATCTTGAAGATATTATTATTGGTTGTGATAAAGAAGGTTACTACAATGAATTTTTAACTACCCTAGGTCTGGGTAATAATACTAAATTAAAACTAATTAATGTTAGAAATTGTACTAATCTTAGTGGTGAAATTAATGCAAAGGGTTGTAAAAATATCGAAGAAATTTATGCTGATAATACTAAAATTTCTTCTGTTGCATTGCCTGATTCTGGACGATTAAAGGTTCTTTCTTTGCCAGATACGATAACTTCCCTTATTATTAAAGAGCAAACAATGTTAAGTGATTTTGCTATTGCAAGTTATGATAATATTCAAACATTAGTATTAAGCAACACTCCTAATATTGACAGTTTAGATATTGTTAATAAGTGCAATAATTTAACCAATGTCACATTGAAAAATATTGATTGGACTTTAGATAGTACAGATGTTCTTGAAAGATTATGTGCATTAGGTGGCATTAGCGATAACAACTCTGCTACTAAACAATCCATTCTAACTGGTAAGGTTCATGTTTCTACAATCCGTTCATCAGAACTAAAGAAGTACAATAGTCTTTGGAACAATCTAACAATAGAATATGATATTTTTGTTCCTGAGTTTACAGTAACTTTCGTTGATAGTGAAGGTAATGAACTTTGCAAAGAATATGTTGAACAATTTAAACCAGCATATGACCCTGTTGCAAAAGGTCTATGTAAAACGCCCACAAAGAAGTCAACAGTAGAAACGGTTTATACATTTGATAGGTGGAGTATTGATTTCACATCGTCAATTATAAAAGATACAGTTGTTACTCCTATTTTTTCAGAAACTGTTAGACAATACACTGTTAAATTTTATAGTGATACCCTTGCAGCAGATGGAGAAATTATTGCTACATATGTTGTTGATGCTCATTCTGCTGCTGTGTTTGACAAAGAATATCCAAGAAGGACTGGTCTTGAAGAATACGGAACATTCTTTATTTTTGATAGATGGGATAAGGATATTTCTAATATTGTTGGAGATATGAATGTTTTTCCTGAATACACAACTTGTGTTGCTCCACAAGAACCTGTTGAGGATTTATCACAGTATGATTACCTCTATACTGATGTAGAAGAAAAAACAAGTGCATATACTTTTGCTGAATTATATGCTATTTGTCATTTGCCTACTGAAAAGTGTAAGAAGTTTTTAACAGTTGGTAATGAAATATGTTTAACTATGGACACAGAAATCATAGGTGCTGGTGACCCTACTATTGTATTTCAGGTTTGGGGCTTCAATCATTTTGAAAAGAGTGGAGTTGAAACTAACAACACCGAAGATTTAGCGAGAGTTGTTTTTGGTATGAAAGGTTTAACTTCAAAACGTGCAAATGCTAATTCAAATCACGGTGGTTGGGGAACGAGTGGAACTAAAAATTTTGTAGATAATATTTTTTATTTTTCATTGCCAGAAAAAATAAAGAGGAACATTACTAATATAAAAATATTGTCAAGCGAAGGTAATCAATCGCCTAATATTGTCGAAACCGATGGCAAAATATTTATTCCTAGTTTGTCAGAGGTTCTTTATAATACAAATGTTCCCTATGTCAACGAAGTTTCACACTATTCAGAAAATGTTCGTTTTCCTATTTTCTCAACTGCTAGTACTGTTATTAAAAGGCCGTATAATGGACAAGGCAATGTTAATGATTATTTAACAAGAAGTCCTGATGCATCACAGCCAAATTATTATGTTGTAATAACATCAAGTGGTAACACAAATGCTAACTGGAATAATGCTTCTACATTTATGTGCTGTGGTTTCTGTTTGGGTTAAGAGGTGATTAAATGAACTATTATAAAGTTATTAATAATGATAGGCAAATTATTGATGTTTTGATTGATAATAATATTACATATGTTAAATGGCAGAATGTAAATAAACTTCTTATTTCTTGTGATGAGCAAGAAGCAGAAGGCTTTTTATCATCAGATTGTATGAGTGTGTATCATACAGAAAATTTCTCTAAGTTGCCTAGTGATGTTGATTTTATTGAAGTAATTTTAAAAGAAATTACAGAAGATGATTACAATTTACTCAGAAAGGCTCTTGATGAAAGTAAACCTATTGAACCTGAGCCTGAGCCTGAGCCAACTCCTGAACCAGAAGAACCTAAGCCTGATGATGATACTTTGCAACTTGTTAAGAGTGGAAAAGTATCAGAAATGAGTAAGGTGTGTAATAATACCATTACAAATGGCTTTGATGTAGTATTATCAGATGGAAAGTCACATCATTTTTCATTGACAACTCAAGACCAGCTGAATTTAATAACTTTAACTGGTCTTGTTTCATCAGGTGAAACAAGCATTGCATATCATGCAGACAATGAACTATGCAAGTTCTATTCAGCTGAGGATATTGCTTGTATTACAAATTATGCAACACAGTTTAAAACATATCATGTTTCATATTTCAACTCTCTAAAGGCATATATTGAAGCATTAGAAGATGTTAAAGAAATTTCATCAATAGAATATGGTACAGATATTCCTGAAGAATATCAAAGTGAAGTATTAAAGGCTTTACTTCAGCAGAGGTGATGATATGTTTAAAAAATTAATAATGTTTCTTGTTGGTTTCTGCGTTTACATAACCATTGAAGTATGTTATCGAGGTTACTCATATATAACTATGGGAGTTGCTGGTGGTCTCTTGTTTATTTTGATTGATGGTATCAACAACAAAATATCTTGGGATATTGATATTCTTGTACAGTGCATTATAGGTTCGTGTGCTATTACTGGTTGCGAATTTATCATAGGAACAGTATGTAATGTATTTGGTTTACCTCAAATGTGGAACTACTCAAATATGCCATTGAATATAAATGGTATTATATGCCTACCATTCAGTTTATTATGGATATTGGTTTCTTTCGTAGCAATAATTTTAGCTGATTCAATTAATTACTATGTGTTTGATGAACTGCCAGTACCATATTACAGGCTATTTGGTAAGGTTATTTACAGATTTAAAAACAAGAAATAAATTAAAGCACTACTTTTTTAAGTAGTGCTTTTTTAGGATGGTGGTATATATGGATGCTGAAAGTGTTGTTAAGGCTATTACTGAACATGAAACTAAAATTAAAGCAGCAGAACACAGGATTAAAGATTTAGAGGAACAGAGTAAAAATCTTCAATCTTTAACGATAAGCGTAAACGAACTTGCTCAATCTATCAAATTTCAGTCGAAACAACTCGAAGAACAGTCTGAGAAGATTGATAAGATTGAACAAAGTAAAAGAGATTCATGGAAATATTGGGTAAGACTTATTTTAGGAGCAGTTGCCACAGGGTTGGTTGGCTACTACTTAGGATTTATTATCCACGGATGATAGGAAAGGAGGTGAGAATATGAGGAATTGGAAAAAGTGGTGGAAAGCTGCTGCTGTAAGAGCAGTCAAGACAACTGCTCAAACTGCAGTTGCTACAATCGGTGCTACTGCACTTCTAACAGAAGTTGATTGGGTAGCAGTTGTATCTGCATCAGTTCTTGCTGGTGTTCTATCAATTCTAACATCAGTTTCAGGTCTTCCTGAAGTTGATGAATAATCAAAATCAAAAAAAGTAATTAGGAGGTTAAATAATTATGATTAGCAATAGTGGTGGAGATGAAAGAGGCAATATTTCCGGTGGCAAAGCTGGAGATCAGACTGGTACAGAATGGTGGATTATTCCTTGGTACTCAAGACCATGGAACTGTGTGCTTCGTCACCCAGACGAAAGGGTAAGAAAGAAAATTGCAGACCTTGCAAGGAAAGCTGCAAATAATAACCGCATCGGCTACAATCAAAGTAATAGAGATAGTTACTATAACGAACTTAAAAAAGTGAACTACAACCCTAGCAAAATTGTCCGAAAATGTGATGCTGACTGTTCAGCTGGTGTTATTGCTAACATCAAAGCTGCTGGTCATCTATTAGGCATCAAAAACTTACAAACCATTACTTGTACTTATACCGGCAATATGAGAGAAGCACTATCTGATGTAGGTTTTAAGGTATTAACTGATAGTAAATATCTTACATCAGATAACTATCTGCTAGAAGGTGACATCTTACTTAATGATAAATGCCATGTTGCTACTAACTTAACTAATGGCTATAAAGTTACTGTATCTAAAACTGTTAAAGTAAGTCATAATGCAGCACTATATAAGTCAGCTTATCGTGACACGGTAGGCAAGAGTAGTGTACCGGCAAAGAACATCAAGAGAGGTACATCAGTAACCTGGATGTCTGATGATGGTTTTGGTTGGTCTAAGGTAAAGTATAAGAATGAAGTTTACTATATTGCAAATAGTCATATTTGCAAGTCAATTAGTGGACTATCTACATACAAGATTAAGACATTCAAAGCTGGTAGTAAGTTTCATAGACTTAACGCTAAGGAAACTAAGTTTAATACTAATACCAAGATTAAGAAAGACTATCGTGTCAGAATTGTATGTACCATTGAGAGTGGTAAGTACAAAGGTTGGTATTACGGTAAGCTAATTTCTAAAGATAAACATAATGGTAAGGCTTACTTTATTGAACCTTAGGAATTATAATCATTGTTAAAATCAAATATATTCACTCCGTTGAAAAATATTAACTATTAGAAATTAAATAATTAGAATGCTACACAATATATAAATTTGTTCCGAATATTGACATCTTCGTTTTTTATATATTGATTTTGTTCCTGTATTTATATAAAATGTTCTTGACATTTAGTGTTTGTTTTGATATAATAAACTAGGAAAAGAGAGGTATATAAA